CGTCTCAATATCTCCTCAGCGGATGGATGAGCGCCGCTGACCTGCAGGTCAAAGAACTTGCGCCGCGCATGTGCCCAGCACGCCAATTCAGTAATGACAAATGGTGCATCGGCGGCGAACATCTTTTTATATCCGCCGAAATCATCAACCATCAGACTGCCCTGCCAACCATGCAGAAAGTCTCGCGCATGCTGACCGGAGCGGCTGCTCTGGTAATCAAACACCACGATCGGCGGCCCTTCATCCAGATCGTTGCTGCGGTAGCTCCACAGATAAGCACGCTTGGTTTTGCCCGCTCCGGGATCCAGTTGTTTGACAGGTGTCTCATCGGCATGCAGCACCTGCCTTTGCTGGAGTAGTTCAGATAACCGGTCTGCTAAGGGTTGCAACGCAAAACCCACGCGACCGATCCATTCGCTCATGGTGCTGCGTGACAGATTGACCTGCTGACGTGCAGCGATCTGTTCAAGCCGGTAGAGTGGCAGATGATCCAGGTATTTGCTGGTAGCAACCCAGGTCAGCAATCCGGGGGCTGCCAGTGATCCGTCGATCACCGCAGGCGCTACTGGTGCAGCGGTAATGGTTTCGCACTGGCGGCAGGCATATTGCGGGCGAATATGACGAATTACAAAGAACCGTGCTGGTTCGATATCCAGTTGCTCGCTGATATCTTCACCGATCTTGATCAGATTGGACTGACAGGCTGAGCAAGAGCAGGAATCTGGTTCGTGACGAACATCAATGCGCTCCAGATGTTCTGGCAATGTTTGACGACCAGCACGAGTTCTGGGCTTGCCCGTCGTTTCCGGCAGTTTAAGTTCGGCTTCGACAGCGGCGACATCCTGAACCACATCGTCTTCAAACAACGAACGTTGCTCTGCGCTCATCGTTTCACTCTTGGCACCGTAGCGCATACGGCGCAGATAAGCGACTTCCTGTATCAGTGCTTGAATCTTGATTTCTTGTATGCGGTTGAGTTCGGTGAGACGAAAAATCTCGTCATCACGAGACGGGAGAGTGCAAGAGTTGGCGGTTTTATCTATTGAAATCATGGGCTTAATTATATCAAATACAGCCTAAAAACTCACTAAATATCAGACAATTACCTATCAAACTCGCCAGTGCGCAGAAGGCATTGCACACAGCCGCTGCCAGTCCACCCCGGTAGTCAGCCAACGCCATTGTTCCGCACTCATTTGAAAAAGCGTGTCTCCAGGATGCGGCCAACGGAAGTGCCCTTTGTGCAGACGGCGGTGGCATAACCAGACGCCCGTGCCATCCCAGATCAGCAGTTTTAAGCGTGAGTTGTTGCGATTAGTAAAACCATAGGCCGTACCGTCGCAGGGAGAGCGACCGTCAATCTGCTGAATCAGCAGCGACAGCCGGTCGATGCTCCAGCGCATAACCGCCCAACTGGGCAAAACTAAGGAGTTTCAAATGAATAAAACGATACTTATGCTGGCAATTTCACTGAGTCTTACTGCATGTGGCCAGCAAACGGCAGAGCAAAAAATAAATCAGCAGGTGAAGGATAAAGTTCATGCATTGACCGCAGATGAACGTCAGCTAGCAATGATTAACGCTAAATCATTCTATGAAAAAGAGTGGCCATACTGGCGCTATCACCATGCTGACGGCGTGATGCACCCGCGTCCGCACCACAAGGCATGGAACGGTATTGTGCTGCCCTACGATCATCCGTTCTGGAAAACTCACTTCTGCCCCAACGGCTGGATGTGCCATTGCTACATCAGTGCGGCCAGCCCGGAGGAGTACGCCCGGGCACTAGTCGACGGTCGCGCACAACCGCCTGACGGCTGGGACGCGCTTGATGCAAAGACGGGTGCGCCGGTGGGGATCGACAAGGGGTTTGACTATGCGCCAGGCGCGAATACGGCAACCTCGTTACGGCAGATGGTGCAGGATAAACTAATCAACTATCCACCCGCGATAAGTAAGGCTCTAACACATGATGTAAATCGTTATATTGAGACAGGAATATCGGCCTCTGAATTTGCTAGTAAAGTGATTGCAGATACAGCTATAGAACATCAGTTGTGGCTTGGGTTTGTGGAAAATTCAGCGCTTTCCGACGCTGCCGGAACGGAAATGATGGGGTATTTCGTTATGCTTCAGGGTAACTCGCCCCGGCATATTAATAAAACTCATCAGCATGATGGAAATGGGCAGCGCGTCGCGGCCCCCGCAGACTACGATTACATGATGAGCGACTTAACAACGCCAGATAGTACTCGTGCAGGCGAAATCGTTAACGGCCTACAGCGAATCGTGGTTTTTAAAGCTCACGGCGATGAGGTATTTAGGTGGGTATTTGAAATCAGGCCGGGGAAACGCAACCGTAGTATCGTGCCTGTTACTCTTTCGATAAAAACGAAGGGCACCGGCAGCTAATGCAATGTCTTACGACACCCCTTAACTTATACGTCCGAAGCGAACCGGTATGCTGAGATCATAAACTCAACTGCAAAGCCCGTCAAATAGGAGTATCGAACATGAGTTTTACCATTAAAGTAGATAACGCCGCCGTCCTCGCCGCCTTTAATCGACTGATCCATGCCGGTGAAGATCTGAGCCCCGTAATGCGCCCCATTGGAGAGGATATCGTCAAGCGCGCCAAAGAGCGCTTTCAAACCTCAACTGCGCCGGACGGCACGCCGTGGGTACAAAATTCCGATACTACCTTGCGTAAAATGTTGCACGCAAAGTCGGATATGCGCGCAGCATTTTCTCATACTGGAACACGCAAGGAAGGCAGTGCATTTGTCGGGTTTAAAAAAGGCTACTTTAAAAAAGATGGGTCGCTAACCAAGAAAAGTCAGAGCTTGCTGGCTGGAAAAAAACCTCTAATCGGCGAGAGTGGTGATCTGGCGCGGCAGATTGATCCGTTTTATACAGCCAATAGCGTGACGGTCATAGCTAATCCGGTGTATGCCGCAATACAACAGTTTGGTGGCAAGAAAAGCCAGTTTTCGCATTTATGGGGTGATATCCCCGCCCGCCCCTTCCTGCCAGTCACCTCAACCGGCCAGCTCTACCAGGATGAGGTACACGCTATCGTCGCCGTCATCAATGCACACCTGCAAAAAGCGATAAACGGCTAAAAAGTTAAAAACGCCTGTAGCACGATTTAAGGCGATTGATTGCTGCCAATGCGGCGGATGTATCAAAAACAAACGTAATTAACTTTTAACGTGGGTTTAACGGTGTCTATTCAAGCAATGCTGACGGGTTACGCGTGCGAATTATAAAGTGATGCGCGCAAAACTAGGTCGGAACATGTTTTGGGTTAACTAAAGCCACCGAAGCTGTAGCGTCTGCCCAGTCGGCCAATGGTGCGGCGGGTGCAGCCAAGTGGGTATCCGGCACAAATTACGCAGAAGGGGCTTGTGTATGGTCACCAATTAACTATTTGAGCTATCGCCGCAAAACCGCTGGAGCTGGCACGATCGACCCAGCCAATAATTCGGCAAACTGGGCGCGGGTTGCGATCGATGCTGCTACCGCTGCATTCAACAATATCGGAATCGCTGGCCAAGCTGGATTTGGCCAGGGGATTTGCCCGGCGGTACCGGCTGGATTCACCCCGCTTTCCGGGTGCACAGATGCCCTTAGTGCAAACTATGGCCGATACCAGTATACCGATGGCTCGGTAATGGCATGGATACCAGCATTCTGGATGCGCTTAGGTGATGCGCGGAACTCGACATACACAACCTATGGGGCAAATTCGATCAGCATTAAGGCAATCTCGACATTTCCTGATGACTCGACAGCAAATGCCGAAGGCTATTACCGTCACCGCGCCTTTATAAACGCGGGAGTTATTCAGCTTGGGGTTTTTCGCGACTGCTACGACAGTTCAAATAATGCAGGAACGGCATCCAGCATTGCTAATGCAATGCCGCTGGTCAGCGGTCCTTCCGCAGGTCAGATTGGATTCAACACGCTTACTGGCGCACCGGCAAATGCATATTACGGCGCAATTCCAGCCGCTAAAACGCGCGGCGCGAAGTTTTTCCCAGAATCTGTGTTTATCGCGGATGCACTCTGTCGCATCAGCGAGGCGCATGCCCAGCATGCAGATAGCAGCACTTACTGTGCCTGGTACGATGGTACCGGCGTTAAAAACTATCCAAAAGGAAACGACAATAACGCACTGAAAAGCGAATCGGATCTGACGGTGACATTTACTACCGCCGGTGCATCCAGTTACCCCAATTTCGCGCTTACCGGGTCTGGATTGCCGTTTGCAAAAACAACCCATAATGGCCAGGCGTGCGGAATTGCAGACGTGGCGGGGAATATTTACAAAATCAATCCAGGAATGACTTGCACTACTACGAGCAAGGCAATCACTGCTGCGACACAAGCTAATCCAGTTGCTCTGACGGTCGTCGGGCATGGATACGCCACCGGGCAAGTAAAAATGGTGACCGGCGTTGTCGGTATGACGCAGATTAATGATCGATTTTTTACAGTGACCGTGGTGGATGCCGATCACATCACGCTGGATAGCGTAGATGGAACTGCATTTACTGCTTACGCATCGGGCGGCGCTGTCACTACCGGCACTTTTTACACGCTTAAGCCTAGCGTAGATATTGCCGCTCTTACCAGTGGTGTCACCTTATCAACCGATCATTGGGGGGCTACCGGCATAGCGGCAAACTTTGATGCTGCAACGCTTAATTTTGCGACCACATACCCAAATAACGGCGTGGCACAGCGCTATGGAAATGGCGCTAATGCGGTGTTTGATATGAGTACAGCTAACGGCAGGGCGCTGACAATGGCGGGGATGCCCGCAAGCGGCGGAGTGAGTGTTGCTGGTTCAAATGCGATGGGTCTGGATTATTTCTACCAGTACGCGGTCGATAACCTCTGTGCGCTTTCGCGCGGCTCTTGGGTCAGCGGCAGCTTTGCCGGGTCTCGCTTTCGCCATCTCTCCAGTACTCGGTCGTATGCCGTCAGCTACGTTGGCTTTGCCTGCGCCTCGTATCTTTGAGGCCTTGAGCGCTAGCGATTAGGCCTGATCACCATGTCAAATAAAACATCCATCCACGCTGAAGCCAACCTGCATCGCAAATTAATATTATTTGCAGTGCAGATGGAGGGCTATCTTGCTCACTTCCCAAACTGTCATAAATATACGCTGACGCAGGGAATACGCCAAGCCTATCTGGATGTTTATAACTTGGTGACCGAGTGCCAGAAACGCTACCATAAAAAAACAAGCTTGACCCAACTCGACGTGCGTCATGAGCAGCTGCGCATGATGATCCACTTAGCCCATGAATTGGGTCTGTTTGGGTTTAGCGCTGGCCGCAAGGATGCGACCGAGCCAGGTGATCGCCGCTTTCTCACTATTCTAAAAATGGTGGATGAACTGGGTCGCATGATAGGCGGATGGGTTAAGTTGGAAATTCAGGGGGTAACTCCCCAGAATGCGGTGGAGGCTTAACATGCTCTGTGTGCTTTCGCGCGGCAATTGGAACAACGGCAGCAATGCCGGGTCTCGCAATCGCAATCTCAACAATACTCGGTCGAATGCCAACAACAACGTTGGCTTTGCCTGCGACTCTATGCCAAATACGCCTTATTCAGCGCGTGCTGACTGGCAAAGAGGGAGCCTCCGTCGTGCCTTGCGGCGAAATGTTAAGCCGCAACCCCCTTTGGTAATGGGCGTATCCCATGTTGGATGCCTCGTGAAAATTGGTGTTGCGGCACCTACAATAAGGCTGGCGGTATGAAGCGCGCCGGCCAGCTCTATCCTTTAATCTGCACGCAGGAGGCGCTGCTAGCGGCTTTTCATAAAGCGGGCGACCGCAAGCGTAGTCATCGCGCCTGCTTTGAGTTCTCGCGAAACCTTGGGAGCAACCTTGCTTTGCTTGAGCAGGAATTGCGCAGCGGAAGCTATCGCCCGCTACCTTGCAACCGCTTCTGGGTAACGGATGGACGTAAGCCACGCCTGATTGAAGCGCCTGCTTTTCGTGATTTAGTGGTGCAGCACGCGGCGTATGCCGTTATCTCGCCGATCCTTGAGCGGCGCTATATAGCCACCAGTTTCGCCTGCCGCATTGGCAAGGGCACACATCAGGCAGCCGACTGGATACAAGCCGCCATCCGACGTGCGCCGCGCACTTCCTGGGTGTTGCATGTAGATGTTCGCAAGTTTTTTTACAGCATCGACCGCGATGTGTTGCATATCCTGCTTAGCCAGGCCATCAAGTGCGAAGATATGTTGGCGCTATTGGCGCAATTTGCACTCAGATCCGAACCGGTTGGCGTGCCAATTGGCAATCTGATCAGTCAGACCTTTGCCAACGTGTACCTAAATAGCCTGGACCAGTATTGTAAGCGAATCCTCAAAGTCCCAGATTACGCGCGCTACATGGATGACTCAATCATGATCGCGCCTGATCGCGCGACAGGCTTAGTCTGGCTGGCTGGCATCCGCCATCACTTGGAATTGCTCGGCCTTGAGATTAGCCATTACAGCCTGCACCCCATCAAGCGCGGCGCAAATTTCTGCGGCTTTCGCACCTGGGCTGGCGCTCGTTTTGTACGCCCCCATGTGATCAGTGCCCTGCGTATCGATGCCAGGCGCGGGCGAATTGCCGGCGTCATTTCTCGCTTAGGCCACGCCCAGCGTACCTGTTCTTTCCAGCCCCTTCTGTCTTACTTAAAGGATCGACACCATGACCTCTATCGTCAGCTACCAAAAAGTTTTCACGAAATACACCACCATCCAAATGCAACTGCCGGATTCCGTCGGAATCAATGATGAAATTTACTGCACAGAGTTGTGCGAGATAGATGGTCTGACTTATGTGTCGGTACCGGAAGGTATGGTGCTACCCGACCAGCCGTCTGAACTGACCATCACACCCGTTACGCTGACCGACGCACTGCGCGAACAGATTAAATCCGCCAGCCCGCATGTCAACCTGATCGTTGAGCGCGTAACGC